ATGAAATGGTCAATTTATATAATTTGCGGGCCGATACGGATAGTGATACGGAGGTATCGAAGCATGACAGAACCAAAATGGTGGGATTGTACGCTGAGCAGAGAGGAAACATTCGGGAACGGGAACCCGAATCCTTACTACACATGGCACGCGCCGGACGTGGGGAAGCAACTCATGGAGCACGGTGCAGAGCGCTGTGTCGTGGGGGAGGAAGTCGGAGAGGACGGATATCAGCACTTCCAAATCCGCGTAGTGTTCAAGAAGCCGACATCCTTCGAGAAGGCCACCGCAATCCTTCCGGGTAGCCACTGGTCGGAAACATCGCAGTTCGGAAGAAATTTCGACTATGTAGAGAAAGAGGGCCATTTCTGGCGCTCATGGGAGACCGCATTGGGCCGGTTCATGCAACTGGATATGTACCCGTGGCAGAACGAGATAATGACCCGTCTGGAGAAGCAGAACGACAGAAAGGTCATGGTCATCGTGGACAGGTACGGGAACTCCGGAAAGACCGCCATCGCCATGCGCCTGACCGCGGAACACAAGGGTGCCTACTGTCCGGAACTGGAGGATGCGAAGGACTATATGGCATGGGCGCTGGCACACAAGAACGCTGGCTGTTTCTGTTTGGACATACCGAGAGCCGGGGATGTCCGGAAGGACACCGCCATATGGAAGGCAGTCGAGCAGATGAAAAACGGCTATCTATGGGACAAGCGCCACCACTGGCAAGAGGCCTTTATCATGCCTTCCAAAGGACTCGTCCTGACGAACGACGAACCTGACCGGAACCTACTATCGCGTGACCGCTGGGACATCGGACATCTGGACTACGGGATATCCAACTGGGCTAACACCATCAAGTGGGACTCCTGAACGGACGTGGGGTGCGCTACCGCGTAACACTCCCCCACGTCCTATACTATAATTTCTTGCCGTCACCGGTTGGGTGGGTGCGTGCGTAAAGCACGCACCTTTACTAACCGCACGCTTACGCGTGCTTGGGTTTAACATTCCATCGCGATGTACACAAGGCAACGGATACGAAAGGATTTTGGGCGCCTTACGGCGCTTGGGACAATCAGTAGGTTCCGCACGAGACAACCTCAACAGAACCGCCGACTATCTCCACAGTGCCACAATCGTCACATGAGATTGCGGTACGAGGGAGCACGGGCTGGGCCATACCTACCACGGAGACCACCATCCATAGAAAGACCACGGAACTTCCTGAAGGAAAACCTATGGTTGATTACTAAACGATAGTACTGTTTGGCTTTATAACTCGGAGGGAGCAGACACACGCCCATGAACAGACGGGGAAGATAGTTGATAGTCTGCGAATCCTCGACCTGCTCATAGAGGTTCTCGACAGCCATCCTATCAAGGGTCTGGTTACCGCTCACCTCAGCCTGGAATCCAGAGGTACTTGAAATCCTGACACGGGTATCGAGCCAGCCGAGGCCGTGAAGCCTTTCGGTGAAGAACTGCGATGTCCTGGGAGTAGGAAGCGACCTGACATATGTCAAATCTCCAGAGTCAGAGGTATCCTGAAGACCCTGGGGATTCAAGGACTGGAGGCCGTAAGGACTGCTGGTACCTTTACCCATGGTTCCGGCGGCACCGACAGAAGTCATAGGGCCAGCATCGGAAGGAGGCAGAGGAGAATTAGCAGACCTCGGAACCTGAGGAGTAGTGGTACCGGTGGGATTGTTGAGATACTGCGCATCAGTGCCGACAGAATACACGAGAGGATGCAGACCTTTGACACGAAGGCCGGTCTGGGGATGGGCCTTCCTCCACGAATTATCAGTGAGAGCACGGTAGTACAGCGATTCATAGAGGGCATCGTTGCCGACCTGGGTAAGAGAGGCACGGCTGACCTCACCGGAATCGAAGAACTCGCGCCCGATGTCGGACGTACTACCGGAAGCGTCATAGAACTGGTTGAGAACAGCGCCGAGGCTTTCGCCATGGGCACCATGCCAGAGGATAGGGTTGAGCAAATCCCTGGGGTCGATAGGCTGTTCTCCAGACTCATAGGACACCTGGCTGGGGTCGGCTGGGAGCCGTGCGGCTGGCACCATGGTGAGGCTACAGCCGTCATAGTGATACTTCTGGAAAGCATCGAAGAACGGCTTGAGGAAAGTGTAAGGAGTATCAGTGACAGGGGTGTGGATACCCAGAACTGAGACCTTATCGGTGACAGTATTCAAGTCGATAATCTCCTGATAGGAAGCCTGAGCGAACTGTGTAGTCATTCAATCACCTTCTTCTTCTTCTGCCATATCTTCTATAATATCCATAGCCATAGGCAGTAGTGAAGAAAGCATCTCCTCCACTGCGGAGCCAATCGAACTGCCCACTTCTGAAGGGGTATCTGGGAGAGAAACCGGTGTTACGCTTATAATCGTTCCAATATCTGAACGAATCGTACATCTCACCAAGGCTGTATGCACCAGACATTCCGGCACCGATACCGTAAGCGAGAACGAGGGGAGCGACAATAGTCACCACCTCCTGCTCCTTCTGTACCTGTATCCGAAGCGCCTGTATCTACCATACCTGTAGGGCCTACCATACATCTTTTTCACCAATTACAACCATTA